ATCAATAACCAAAATCTGGTTCCCTAACTGCTGGAAAAATATTATTGATGTACTATCATCAACTCCTAAATCCCAGGCTGTATGAACTAATAAAGCTGGATCGTATGCAAGTCTTGTTAATTGTTTTTTTTCTTCAAGATTTTTTATTATATCTCCATATATGGATCCTTCAATATTTGCAATCCAATCGCACTCAAATTCTTGTTTATACTTTGCATCTCCCATTTGAGCTTTAGCTGCATCCAACTCTTCCTGGTCGATAATTTTTGTCTCACTCGCTTTAGCCGTATAAGCATACCACTTAGGATCTCCTAAAGCGTGCTGGTATAATTCATAAAAAATATTTGTTAATCCCGCTGGGGTTCCTATAAAATAACAAAAACCCTTCCTATCCGATAGTGCGGGTCTAATTATTTCATTCCATAACCTCGGATCTATTTGCGCAACCTCGTCTATGCAAACTCCATCCAGGAATAATCCCCGTAAGCTGTCTGGCTGTTCAGAGGATAAAAGCGTTATACGGCTGCCATTCGGCATATCGCATCTTAGCTCTGTCTCATTAAACTTAACTCCAGGTATTCCTCCCGCAAACATTTTCATATAATCCCAGGCTATAGATTTAGCCTGTTTATAAGTTGGCGCAATATAGGCAAACCTAGGATTTTTCATTTTATGGGTAAGTGCAGCTCTAATTAAATGATTAATTATGGCTACGCTTTTTCCAAATCTTCTATGACAGGAAAGTACAGCAAACCTATACTGATCCAAATTTTTATGTAGCTCCGCCTGGAGCGGTCTTGGCGTATAGGGTATTTGTACTTTCATTTTATATAATTAGTAAAATTACTATTAAAGCTGCAACACCAATCACGACTTTTTTATGTTCGCTCCAATAATGTTTTGCTTCATGAATAATTAAATCTATATTCATTATTTCCTCCTTATTAGTGAATGGTTGGTAAATCAAAAAGTTCCCTGATTGATTTATATTCTATACCGCTGTTTTTCATAAGTTTTTTGCAAAATTTATTTGCGTGTTCCTGGCTTGTAAATCCGTTTAAATGAATAACTAAACCATTGGTATCTTCTGCGTGAAATACCATGGCGGTTATTAATTTATCTGTGTATTTATCTTTCTCGTTTATCATAAAGTCTGTCTGTGTGTTTGTGTCTAAAGCTCCCGAGTTATATATTCTTAAAAAATGCGGCTGGTTTTTCGGGTATACCCCACCTTTGTTCTTTCAAAATCTACACTTTTATATGCAAGTTTTAACTCTTACTACTAATTTACTACTAATCTTATTAAATAAGTATTGATCCACGCCAAATGTCGTCAGTATTTATAACTGTGTACCTCAAACGAACTCCATAATGCGCTGGCGAGGAGCGTGGGTTCGCCATCTGAAAACCAACTTACTTACCTATTCCTACCTTTTGTATTTATATCTATTCCAGAACTTTCTTTTGTTTATCTTAAACTTTACTTGTTCATCCTCTCTCCTCTTAAGGAGTTGAGCTTGCTCCAGGTATAACCTTAACATCCACACTTGATACCTGATCCATAACTTCTTTAGCTTGTATAATATTGTTTTCATTCTTAGGTTCTCCCCAGCTAATGATTAAATGATTATCTATCTTCTGCTCAACCTGGCTTTTATCTCCAAAGGTTGATGCTGCTAATTTTGTAGCGAGCCATCTGATGTGGCTCCATTTTTCACGAAGAAAATGCGTCTCTTGCGGTGTCTTTGGGATCTGCATATCTTCAGCTATTCTATCCAGCAAAGTCCAGACACCCGTTTGTCTAGCTGACATAATCTTTGCTTGTAATTCTTTATCAGCTCTACATTTCTTATAAACTGTTGAGACATCTGGCATTGATTTATCTTTACAAATTGTAGAGAGTGGTTCTCCCAATTCTAATCTTTCGCATATTTTTTCGATTTGATCCATTCGTATAATTCTTGATAACTCTTATCCTTGTATTGTTTTAAATTTCTTATTGCCTTTATTCTGCCTTCAATAGATCTTGGTCCAGTAGAAGCTCCAGCATGAAATTTACATCGGTATTTTTTAGAAGTCTTCTGATAATATCCTTTGCACAAACACCTTTTTGTAAAATTACTTCCTCTTGTATAACTGTCGCATTGGATTTTATGTAAGGGTCTTCCAGGCATAAAAATACTAAGCCTATCTTTCCTATTAGATTAATTTGTCTATCTTGTCTACCACAGATTTTTCAAGATTAAATTCAAGGTTAAGAATAGCAACTGTATATTTTTTTTTAATTGTTACACGATGGCAGCCAAATTGTTTTCCAAGAGCTACCCAGGAATATCTCATGGCTCTCGCCCAGATTAATCTACGATCCTCAAGCTTTTCAATTTTTGCAAGTAAATCAATAGCAAGCTCCCAACAAGTAATCTGATGACTATTAGCTCTGAGTTTAAATCCTTTTTTCTGCCAATATCCCATATCCTTTGGATCGTAGCTCATCTGCAATATATCAAACATTCTTGGAGCTTTAGGTTTTAAAGCATTTAATCCAGGCATCATCCTCTCGGTTCTGCCAGCTACTTCAAAGACTTCTATTATCTTATGAGCAATTAAGCGCAATCAAGCTGCCTTTCTGCGGCAGCATTAAACTTTTTTTTTGAGGGTTTCTCCTCTTCAATTATATCCTTAAACTTGTGCTTTCTTATTATTTCCCCCTTCTTATTCTTAAATTCAACCCACATACCTTCCTCAGCGCAATAATTCCACTCTTCCCCTTTATAGTTTAATTTTTCTTGAGAATGATTTGCAAACCCACCACTCGAGAATTTGCTCTTATAGGTATTATTATTCTTATAACCATACTTGGTTATATAAGATGGTTCTTTTAATAAACGCCAATTTGGCTTATCAGAGAAGCCAATTTGACCTCTCACTCTTTTCTTAATGGTTTCTTGTAATATTTTCTGGCGGGTTATTAGATATAAATTAGTAGATTTTTGCCGTTTAATTGTAATAAGCTGTAGCTTAGCAAGGTATTTGACGGATCTTTGGATTGTACGTTCAGATAATCCAGTTCGTTTTCTAATTGTATTGTATCTGGGATAGCATTTTCCATCCTTTACATTCATAAAAGAAACTAAAGCAAAATAAACTCTGCAATCATTTCCACTCAGCCGCTTATCAGCCAGGATATTCAAATCCCCCACAAAATATAAGCTCATCTACCTCCTTTACAGAATGTATCTAATAAATCTTGTTCTTCTTTTTTTTTTAATTTATTGCGAGTTTCGTTATACTTTTCCCAACTTCCATTTAATTCATCTATTTCTTTTCTTAATTGAACATTAAGTTTTATAAGATCTTGATTAACACCCTTTTTAAAAACCAACCTCCATAGCCAGGAACGGGTAATTGAAACTATTGTAAAAATTGCAGCAATTCCTAAACTGTCGAATATTGAGGGATGTAAATCAAAGAGCGGAAAAATTAGCAACTGTATTAAAATTGCCAGAATAAATCCAGAGCCTACATCAATTAAGCTTTCAATTAAACTTCTCATATAACCACCACCAACATATAAAGCGATAAAAGAACCATAAAACCTAAGCCAGAAAAGATAATAAAAAATATCCTATCCATTAAGCTCATTTCCCCAAACATCCCAGCCTGGCGTTTTTTGTCTAGCAAATAGCTCTATTCGTGGAAGATCTCCACAAAGCTCTATTATTCTATCTCTAATACAATCTGGCTTTCTTGAATGCTCTCTTAAATTATCAACTACTAGCTGCTTAACTTTTTTTGAATTTCTTTTAAATTTACCTTTTCTACCTATTAAACAAATTTCACAATTTGAATTAGTGTAAAAACCTAAACCAGAATAATAAGATCCATTTTTATTTGTTTTAACCCAGGTAAAAGCAACTGTTTTATAAATAAATTTCCATGATTTTAAAACTTCAATACCCTCAATTAAATTAGGATAAGTACACCATAAAAATAAAATACAATCTTTTTCAGATATATTTGAAATAGGTAAATTTTTAATTTCTTCTAAGGTTAAAGTTTTATAATGAGCTGATACATCTCCGTGTGATTTTCCTTTGCCTTGGAAATTATTATAGCTCCAGGGAGGATCCGCATAAATAATATTATATTTTTTATTAGGTAGATCCATTAAGCTGCATCCTTTTTAGTACAGATTAAATTATGTCTATCCTGGAGCAGCTCCATTGCTTGCACCCAAGTTTCGGGATTAATAAAAACATTCTGCTTATATTTTTCTGGTG